AGGAACAGAAACACCAATAGTAACCGACGACGACAAAGAAGCATACACCAGCAGTCAGGAATATGTAATTCACAAAAAAATGGAGGGATAAAGGATGTCAACAATTAGAGAATTTCCACTAGCTAACATCGCAAGGGTAGACCTGATAGAAGACGGTGAAAACGGAGAAACACATAAGCTAGTAGATATAGCCAGCGAGGCGGAGGCAATAGCCTATCTAAGCGAAGGGACCCAAACACCATTAAGGGTAAAGAACACCATCAAGGCTCAAAACAACACGGAAGACATTGTCCTAGGCTACGACATCAGACTAGTAAACGCAACCCTGGTACCGAAAGCCCTAGCTTTAACTGATGGGGGAGAATTAATAGAGGGCAGCAATGGAGAAATTGAAGAGTATTCAGCACCAGAGCTAGGAAGCCCAGTAAACAGGAAATCATTCACCACAAAAATATACACTGAAGAAAAAGATGGAGACGGAGAGACAATCTCGTATGTTTGTTTTGAATTCAAGAATTGCAAAGGAACACCAGTAAACTACAATCTACAAGATGGTGAATTCTTTGCACCAGAGCTTAACATTCGAAGCAGGAGCAAACTAGGAGAGTCACCACTAAAAGTAACATTTATGAAGGAGCTACCTGCCTAAAAAACAGGTAGCCCTATTTATAAAGGGGAGGAACAAACATGTCGGAGATTATAAAAATAGAAGACTTAAAAAAACTAGCAACACCAGTAGTAAACATACCAAACTTTGATAACACAGGAACCATCGCAGTAAGGCTTCAAAAACCCAAACTTCTGAGAATGGCCCAACAAGGAACGATACCCAACCACTTATTAAAGGTAGCAGCGACAATGGTGTCGGGGCAAGGCTACCCAGACATAGAAAAACAAACAGACCAAAAACGGCTAGAGATAATGGACCAGACCATAGAACTATACTGCAGGGCCTGCATGGTAGAGCCAACATACGAAGAAATGGAAGACTACCTAACAGACGAACAGAGAGGGTTTATATTTGACTGGGCCATAGGAGAGGTGGAGAGCTTAGAATCCTTTCGTGCGGAGCAAACAGATGGCACAAACAATAATGATGGCAAAGAGATACAACAAGAGACCGAGTGAGTTATTGGGAATAGAAAATGATTACCTGGCCTACATCTTCGACGAAACGGCCTTCTTTTTGGAAAACAAGGCAACAGATAAAGAAGGAAATATAAGGTGGACCAGCATAAGATGGTCCGACACAAAAGGGAAAGGAAGCGGTAACGAGGCACTTATTAGGTTTGCCCAGACAGGAAAGTAGGTGAAGCTAAATGGCGGGAATTAATGTCGGGGGCGTTTTTGCAGAATTAAGCCTAAAAACAGGGGATTTCTATGCAGGCTTAAAGAAGGCCCAAGAAAGTACAAATAACTTTGAAAACAAACTAAAGGGAATGAGCTCCTCAGCCACAGCAGCAGGAAAGAACTTAACAGCGAAGGTGACAACACCAATAACAGGAGCAGCCACAGCTGCAACCCTTCTAGGAATGAACTTTCAAGCAGGAATGAGCGAAGTAAAGGCGATTAGTGGTGCAACAGGGGAAGACATGATAAAACTAGAAAGACTGGCAAGGGACCTAGGAGCAACAACGAAATTCTCGGCTAAAGAAGCAGCTGACGGGCTAAAATACATGGCCATGGCAGGCTGGACCACGGAGCAGATGATGACCGCACTACCAGGGGTCCTAGACCTGGCGGCAGCTTCAGGGGAAGATTTAGGCTTAACATCGGACATAGTAACAGACAGTTTGACAGCCTTCGGAATGACAGCGAAGGAAGTCGGAGGGTTTGTAGACCTACTAGCTTCCGCAAGCAGCAACTCAAACACAAATGTGGCCCTGATGGGTGAAACATTTAAGTATGTAGCTCCTCTATTTGGAGCGTTAGGTTATTCAGCAGAAGATGCAGCACTAGCAACAGGGCTAATGGCTAACGCAGGAATAAAAGGCAGCCAAGCAGGAACATCCTTAAGAAGTGCAATGACCAGGTTAGTTAAGCCAGTCGGTGAAGCTGAAGGACTCATAAAAGAATTAGGTATATCTATAACTGATGCTAATGGCGAGATGTTACCATTTAGGGATATATTAGAACAGCTTAGGGATAAGTTCGCAGGTTTAACAGAGGACCAACAAGCACAATATGCAGCAACAATATTCGGACAAGAAGCAATGTCAGGAATGCTAGCTATTATAAACGCAAGCGAAGAAGAGTATGAAAAGCTAACGAAAGCAACCAGGGAATACGACGGAGCAGCCAAGGAAATGGCAACGACAATGGAAGACAACCTACAAGGGAAAGTTAATAATTTAAAATCAGCCTTTGAGGAAGTCGGGCTAAAAATATTCGAGACACTTCTTCCGAGCTTGGAAAAACTAGGAGACACACTCCAAAAAGGGCTAGACTGGTTTAATGATTTAGACGAAGGCACCAGAAACACCATAGTCAACATAGCTCTAGCAGCAGCAGCAATAGGACCAGCTCTAATAGCTTTTGGAAGCCTGGCGGGAGCCATTAGCAAAATAGCTACAGCAACCAAGCTAGTAAAGGGTGGACTATTAGCGATGAAAGGCGGAGCAGTAGCAGCCACAGCACCAAGCTGGGCCCTAGGAGGGGCACTAAAGGCGGGAGCCGTAGCAGCAGGGCCATGGGTAGCTGGAGCAGCAGCAATAGCGGGAGGCGGATATTTAATATATAAAAGTCTAAGCAAAGACGCACTACCAGCGGTAGAAAGGTTTGGGGAAGGAGTCTCCGAAACTACCCAAGAAGCAGTAGGTAGCTTTATGGACATGACCGAAGCTGCAGACAAACAACTAAAAGAGCTGTCCTGGAGCCAACAAACAGTCACAGCAGAGATGGTAGAAGATATGAGAACTAAGCAAGAAGAAATCACAAATACCCTTCTAACCGCAATAGACGAAAGACATCAAGAAACATTAAGTAAAACTCAAGAGCAATTCTCAAACTTAGACGCATTAACAGAAGAACAGCAAGCAGCAATACTCGAGAAAATAAATCAAAGGTATGAAGATGAAAAAACCATTACAGAAGAGGGCCATAATAGAATAAATGAAATAATGCAAAAGGCAGCAGAAGAAGGTAGAGCAATAACTCAAGAAGAATCAGATGAAATATTAAAAATAAGAAATGGCATGACAACTCAAGCGGTAAAGGTTATGAGTGAGAGCCAAAGAGAGCAAAAGCTAATACTTGAGAAGATGAAAGATAATGCATCTATCATCTCAGCACAAGAAGCAGCAGAAGTGGTAAGAAATGCAACCAAGAAAAAAGATGAAGTCATCGCAGAAGCTAATGCCCAATATGACGAAACCGTAATGTGGGCTATACAGCAACGTGATGAACTTGGAACCATGTCAGAAGAAGAAGCACAAGCAGTCATTGATGCAGCTAAAGAAAAGAGAGACGAAACAATAGCAGCAGCAGAAGAAATGCACAAAAAAGTAATATCAGAAGCACAAGCTCAAGCTGGCGAACACGTAAATCAAGTAGACTGGGAAACAGGTGAAATAAAGAGCAAGTGGGAAGTAATGAAAGAAGGAGTAGTAGAAAAGGCCAAAGAAATGAAAGAAGGGGTCCTAGAATGGGCCAAAGAGCAAGCCGATAAATTCAACGAACGGATAGACGCAATGAGAAGCAAAATAGACGAATGGCGAGAAAAAGCGGAAGACATGAGGAAGACAGCCAAGGAAAAATTCACTAATATAAAAGAATCGATTGAAGATAATTTTGGCAAAGTTAAAGAAGCAATAGACGGAGGAATAGGCAAAATAAAAGAATGGAACCAGATGAGCTTCAAGGACAAAGTAGCTTCCGTAAAAACAACTGTTACTCAAGTTTTCCAAACCATAGGGCAAAAGGTAGTAGGTAGGAACGCACACGGTACAAACTACTGGAGAGGCGGGCTCACCTGGGTAGGAGAGCAAGGAAGGGAACTAGTGGACCTACCAAGGGGCAGCAAGGTGTACAGCAACCAAAAAAGCGAAGAAATGGTAAGGGGAAACCCAGAGCCAATAGACCTAACATTAACAGTACCAGTAACCCTGGAAGGCAGGGAGATAGCAAGGGCAACCGTTGTATATACAGCGGAAGAGTTAAGAAGGCTGCAACTTCAAGCAGAGAGAGGCGGGAGATAAATGGGCGACTACTTTATTTTCAACGGGACAAAATCAACAGACAAAGGAATTGTCCTAAAGGAGTACAGGCCAATATTCCTAGCAAACAACAGAATAAACTACAAAGAAATACCAGGGAGAGACGGCAGCCTAGAAGGACCCAACGCAGGAAAACAAGATGTAATAATTAGGTG